CACCAGCGAGCCGGTCGCCATAACACCGTTATACGGTACACAGCGGGACGGCACAAACGCATTCACTTATCAGCGGTTTTTAGTACCCTACTTCACCAAGTTCACTGGCAAGGCAATATTTTTGGACGCAAGCGATATGCTGATGCTGTCCAACATTGATGACCTTGCCAAACTGTTTGACCCGACCAAGGCGGTGCAGGTGGTCAAGCATGAGTACCAGACTAAGCACCCAAAGAAATACATTGGCACACCAATGGAAGCGGCAAACAGGGATTACCCTAGAAAGAACTGGTCAAGTTTGATTTTGTGGAACTGCGACCACCCAAGAAACCGAGTGCTGACACCTGACTTTGTGGACGACCACAGTGGATCAGACTTACACCGTTTCGGTTGGTTGCCCGATTCACTTATTGGTGAATTACCGAAAGAATGGAACGTATTGATTGGCGAGCAAGACAACAAGAACGCCAGAATTGCCCATTACACGCTAGGCATACCTGAGTTTGAGCACTATCAGGATTGCGACTTTAGCAAGCAATGGCATAACACTAAGAGCAGAATGCTTAACGGCTTGATAAAAATGCGGGAGACGGTTGATGGCTGATTACCGTGACATGGCTGCGGCACTAAGTGGTGGGTATGGACAAGATACCGGCCCGATCACGCCTGACACGCTGATCACGCTAAAGAACGGCAAAAAAGCCACGGCAGGCGACCTGCTTGGAATGATCAAAGGTTACGGTCAAGCGGTTGGCAGCAATTTGGAATCATTGGGTCGGGGCGGTGTGGCATCAGTAATTGGTGCAGGCGGCGACCTTGAAACCCTTGGTCGGATGGGCATCAACAAGTTATATGGCGCAGGCGGTGTTAACGTAAGTGAAACCCCTGTATTGCCAACTAGCACAGACATTTTGGGCATGATGCCAAGGGCGACCACACCAAGACAAGAAACGGCGGGGATGGAGGAGCTGGGCGGTTACATGACACCAGCTACGGCTAAAGTGCTGAAACCGGCGGCAACAGGCGTGGCAAGGATGGCGGGGCAGGAAATCACCAACAAGCTCACTGGCGAACCTACAAGATCATTTCTTGGAAACATAACGCCCGAGTCCAATTTTATTTATATGCCGACCAGGCCAAGGATGCCGCCAGAAGTTGGCACAAGATACCAAAGGACTGATTTAGGCGGGTTGGTAGCGCCACAGGCATTTGACATACAAAAATACAAGGGATCAAGCATAGGCACAATACCTTGGGACAATTCCAGCCGAAACGTCCGAATTGAATCTGTATCAGATGAAACATTGCTTAACCCGCTAATTACTACTGGTGGGCAAGGGCATTTGATGGATGTTTTGCATCAACAAAAGAATATTGGCGGCGCATCTGCTAAAAGCATTGTTGACAGAATTGCAGACCGTGTAGATGTTGCAAGAAAAGAAAATTTAGAGGCTGGTGGTACTGGCACTATTTTGCAAACACCCACCACTATGGGTGCGTTTTCAGAAAATTATTCAGTACAACCCACCACGGTGCTAATTGATTTATTTGATAAACGTAAAGCTGCAAAATCTAAGGCAAACGAAATAAATAAATTTGTACAAGAGGATTACCCAGAATTTGCAGGCATCAACACGCCAGAGGGTAGAGCGCAATTGCTTGATGTAAACAATGGGCAATTACGCAAAAAGTTTGTGCGGTCAATGTACACCGAAGACAACGAAAAATATTTTAAATTCAACCGGCAAGACATAAGCAACGCAATTACTGCTGAAGATTTGCTGGGTGTGCCGCGAGGGTATGGATTAAATGTGGTGATGTCGCATGGCAAAAAACCCTTAACATTGTCGCCATCTGGCAACCCAAGCTATACAACAGACTTTAGCGGCAAATATGTGGGCGGCATAGGTAATGTGCCATCTGAAGTATTTATGCGTGACCGATACAACACAATACGCAAAGAATACGAAAACGCCGTAGACAAAAACGGCAAGCCATTTAATGAAAGCCAGATACACGATGCAGTGATTGGCGCATTAGAAAAGCGTAAGGCCGGTGTATTCCAAATCATTGACCAACAATTGATTGACCAAATCAAAGCCTACGAAGAAAAAATCAAACAACGCGGCTGGAAAGATGCCTCAAGAAAATGAGTCATACCGCAATGACATCAGCTTATCTTCAAGGGCAGCTATGGCATCAGCAACAAAAGCGTCTTGATCATCTGCCGGTGAATCGGTCAGCTCTTTGTCAAATTCAACGGTGTAGCCAGACTCGGACTTCTTAACTATAATCAGTTTCATCACAAATCCTCCAAAACCATATTGTAAAGCAACCTTAACTTATGGCGTTTAAAAAAGGCGATAAAACAACAGCAGGCCCTGGGCGACCATCAGGACTGCCAAACAAGCGCACAGTTGAAGCTAGGCAGGCCATAGCCATGTTTGTTGACAATAACTCACACCGCCTAGAGCACTGGCTTGATCAGGTCGCTAACGGCGTTCCTGACCACGATATAAAGCCAAACCCCGCCAAAGCATTTGAGCTATTCCAATCGGTGGTTGAATATCATGTACCCAAGTTGGCAAGGACTGAGATCACCGGCAAGGATGATGGGCCGGTAGAAATGGTGGTGACATGGGGCGGCGTGAAGTAATCATCCCTTACCACCCAAGGGCGGCTTTCATGCCGTTTCACTTGCGGACAGAAAGATGGTCATGCCTACTTGCCCACCGTAGAGCCGGAAAGACCGTAGCGGCAATCAATGACCTAATCAAACGAGCCATCACCGAAAGCGGTAGGGGCGCACAGTATGCCTACATAGCCCCATTCAGAAGCCAAGCCAAGCGGGTGGCATGGGATTACCTCAAACATTACGCCGCGCCAGTAACCAAAGCCACAAACGAAGCCGACCTGATGGTGGAGCTGGTGAACGGCGCAAAGATCATGCTATTTGGCGCTGACAACGCAGACTCTATGCGGGGCATGGGCTTTAACGGCGTTTATATGGACGAATACGGTGACTTCAGACCAAGCGTATGGGGAAACATCATCAGACCGTGTTTGAGTGACCGTCTCGGCTGGGCTGTATTCGGAGGAACGCCAAAGGGCAAAAATCAGTTTCACGACATTTACAAAGTCAGTCAGGTAGTGCCAGATTGGTTTTTGCTACGCCTACCGGCCTCGGTGTCCAAGCTATTGCCGGACTCAGAATTGCAAGCGGCTCGGTCGCAGTTAAGCCAAGACCAGTACGACCAAGAATACGAGTGCAGCTTTGATGCCGCCTTGTTGGGGGCGTTCTTTGGACAAGAGATGCGCTTGGCTGATGATGAGGGTAGGATTTGTGAGCTGCCGTTTGAGCCTGAGTATTCGGTTTACACGGCATGGGACTTAGGTTACCGAGACGACACCGCCATCTGGTTTTATCAGGTAGTGCGGGGCGAAATCAGGGTGATGGACTATTACGCTGTAAGTGGCGCAAGCATTGAGGAAATCTGTGATGCAGTCATAGCCAAGGGTTACCGATACACCCGCCACCACCTACCGCATGATGCTAGAGCCAAAACCTTGGCCTCGGGCGGTAAATCCATCGTTGAGCAGTTGGCTGCACATTTGGGTGGCATGAGCAAGCTGGCAATTGTGCCTGACCTTGGCGTACAAGACGGCATCCAAGCGGTGCGGATGATTCTGCCCATCTGTTACTTTGATTCTAGATGCGATGAGGGCTTGGAAGCGTTAAGGCAATATCAGCGGGAATATGATGAGGACAAGAAAACTTTTCGTCAAACTCCACGCCACGATTGGTGCTCACACCCCGCAGATGCGTTTAGAATGCTTGCAGTAGCCTATCGACAAGAGGCAAAAGATCAAACACCGCCCAAGGGCAAGACCCTGCAAACCATCACATTGGATGAGCTGTGGGATTATGAGATGCAACATAAAGAGGAGCGAATATGAGCCAGCCAGTAGCAGAAGTCGGTGCATACAAAAACATCACCGCCACAGGC